CGCCCAACGTGCAGGAAATCCTCACCAAGTTCAACTTCCGCAACCAGATCCAGAAGCTGGTGGATTCCCACGTCCTTGGCTACCTGATCGATGACTTCCTCGACCCCGAGGTCAATCTCGCGCCGCTGCCGGTGAAGGATGCCGACGGCCGCATCAAGCTGCCCGCGCTGGACAACCACGGCATGGGCACGGTGTTCGAGGAGTTAATCCGCCGCTTCAACGAAGACAACAATGAAGAGGCAGGCGAACACTTCACCCCGCGCGACGTGGTGCAGCTTATGGCCAAACTGCTGTTCCTGCCGGTGGCCGACCGGATCGATTCCAGCACCTATTCGCTCTACGACGGCTCCTGCGGTACAGGCGGCATGCTCACCGTGGCCGAGGAAGCCTTGCATGAACTGGCAGAGGAACACGGCAAGGAAGTATCGATCCACCTGTTCGGGCAGGAGATCAGCGACGAGACCTACGCCATCTGCAAGGCCGACCTGCTCTTGAAGGGCGAAGGCGCAGAGGCCGAGAACATCGTCGGCGGCGCGGACAAGTCCACCCTGTCCGCCGACCAGTTCCGCAGCCGCGAATTCGATTTCATGATCTCCAACCCGCCCTACGGCAAGAGTTGGAAGACCGATCTGGAGCGCATGGGAGGCAAGAAGGAATTCAACGACCCGCGCTTCATCGTCAGCCACGCGGGCAACGCCGAGTTCAAGCTCCTCACCCGTTCCAGCGACGGGCAGCTCATGTTCCAGGTGAACAAGCTGCAAAAGATGAAGCACAACACGCCGCTGGGCAGCCGCATCGCGCTGGTGCATAACGGCTCGGCGCTATTCACCGGCGACGCAGGCCAGGGCGAGAGCAACATCCGCCGCTGGGTGCTGGAGAACGACTGGCTCGAAGCCATCATCGCCCTGCCGCTCAACATCTTCTACAACACCGGCATCGCCACCTACATCTGGGTGCTGGCCAACAAGAAGGCCGAAGCGCGCCGTGGCAAGGTGCAGTTGATCGACGCCAGCGGCTGGTTCCAGCCGCTGCGCCGCAACCTCGGCAAGAAGAACTGCGAACTGGCTGACGCCGACATTGCCCGCATCCTCGACCTGTATCTGGGCGAGGCGCAGGAAACCGCCCAGTCCAAATGGTTCGACACCCAGGACTTCGGCTACTGGAAGATCACCGTCGAACGCCCGCTGCGCCTGAAAAGCCAGCTCTCCGACGAACGCATCGAGCCCCTGCGTTTTGCCACCGGCGACGAGGCGCTGCGCGCCGAGATCTACGCCACCCATGGCGACGCGCTCTACACCGAGTTTGCCAAGCGCAAACCGGCCATCGAGGCGTGGCTGAAAGGCGAGGACGAGAACGAAGACGACGACAGCGAAGACAGCGACAGCGGCGATGACAGTGAGGCCCCCGCAGCCCGCAAGGCCGTGCCCGCCAAGCGGCGCAAGAAGCTGCTAGACGCAACGACGTGGCAGCGCGACAAGGGGCTGATGGAAGTGGCGCAACGGGCGCAGCAGGCATTGGGCAGCGCCGTGTTCGACGACCACAATGAGTTCCGCACCCGCTTCGATGCTGCACTGAAGGCGCGGGGCGAAAAGCTCGGTGCGCCGGAGAAGAAGGCCATCTACAAGGCGGTGAGCTGGCGCGACGAAGCAGCGCCGCCGGTCATCGCCAAGCGCAGCAAGCTCAAGGCGGGCGAACACTTTGAGCCCGGCTTCGATGGTGCGTACTTGGAGACCGTGGGCAAGGATCGCTTCATGGTCGAGTACGAGCCCGACAGCGAGCTGCGCGACACCGAGCAGGTGCCATTGAAGGAACCGGGCGGCATCGACGCCTTCTTTGCCCGCGAAGTATTGCCGCACGCGCCGGACGCCTGGATCGCCACGGATAAGACCCAGATCGGCTACGAGATTTCGTTTGCCCGCTATTTCTACAAGCCCGCGCCGCTGCGCACGCTGGCAGAAATCCGCGCCGACATCCTCGCGCTGGAGCAGCAAAGCGAAGGTTTGCTGCACAAGATCGTGGGGGGCGCGTGATGGCGGTGGCGAGTCCCTATCCGAACTACCAGCCGCTTCGTTCGCGCTGGGTACCGCGTGTGCCGGAGCACTGGTCGCTGCTGCGTGCCAAAAATTTCTTGCGGGAGATTGACGATCGGTCGAAAGCCGGCGAGGAGACGCTGCTGTCAATGCGTATGCAGCGGGGCTTGGTGCCGCATAACGATGTCTCGGTAAAGCGCATCGCCCCAGAGAACCTCATTGGCTACAAGAAGGCACAACCGGACGAGCTTGTATTGAACCGGATGCAGGCGGGCAACGCCATGTTCTTCCGCAACCGCCAGCCCGGTTTAGTCAGCCCGGACTACGCCGTATTCCGCTTGCTCCGCGACGACAACCCAGAATATCTCGGCCACCTGTTCCGTTCGTGGCCAATGCGCGGGTTGTTCCGTTCGGAATCGAAGGGGCTTGGGACAGGCACTTCAGGCTTCTTGCGCCTCTACTCGGATCGCTTCACGGCGCTGGAGATTCCGCTGCCTCCGCGCCCCGAGCAAGACCAGATCGTTGCCTATCTCCGTGCACAAGATGCCCACATCGCCCGCTTCATCCAGGTCAAGCGCGATCTCATCAAGCTGCTCACCGAACAGAAGCTACGCATCATCGACCACGCCGTAACACACGGCCTAGATGCATCGGTGACGCTGAAGCCGTCCGGCATCGAATGGCTGGGTGAGGTGCCGGAGCATTGGGAAGTCGCCTTCATTAAGCACATTGCGGACGTGCGCTTCAGCGGCGTAGACAAACACTCGCACGACCACGAAACACCGGTGCGCCTGTGCAATTACACCGACGTCTACAAAAACGACCGCATCACCGGCGATATGGACTTGATGCGCGCCACAGCGACGGAGGCGGAGATCGCCCGCCTGACGCTGAAAGCGGGTGATGTCATTCTGACCAAGGATTCCGAAACACCGGACGACATTGGCGTGCCCGCGTGGGTGCCGGAGGACCTGCCCGGCGTGGTTTGCGCATATCACCTCGGCCTGCTGCGCCCCGTACCGAATCGGGTGTTGGGCGAGTTCCTGTTTCGCGCCATCGGCTCGGCGCGTACGGCGCAGCAGTTCCACGTTCTTGCCACCGGCGTCACACGCTTTGCACTTGGCAAGCACGACGTGAAAAACGCTGTCGTTGCCTTGCCGCCGGTCGAAGAACAGCAATCCATCTGTCGCTGGATCACCAATGAGTGCCAACCGCTGGACGACGCCATCGCCCGCACGGAAGAGGAAATCAAGCTGATCCGCGAGTACCGCGACCGCCTGATTGCCGATGTGGTCACCGGCCAAGTGGACGTACGCGGCTGGCAGCCTGACCCGGACGACGTGGTAGACGACGCGGCGCTGGCTGCGCTCGGCGATGACCAAGAGGATGTGACCGAAGAGGAGGATGGCGATGGCGAAGACTGATACCAGCGAGCGCTGGTTCGAGGCGCGCGTGGTACGCGGCTTGACCGGTGTGCCACAGCCCGAGTACAGCCACGCGCTGGCTCCTACGGACTTCGCCGCCACCCACAACGGCTACGTGCAGGGCAAGCCCACCGACTACAACCGCGACGTGGCGCTGGATGTGGCGCAGTTGCTGGCCTTCTTGCAGGCCACCCAGCCCAAGGCGGTGGAGACACTGGAGCTGGCGGCGGACGGCATTAAGCGCACCCAATTCCTGCACCGGCTACAGGGCGAGATCACCAAGCGTGGCGTTGTGGACGTGCTGCGCAAGGGAGTTAGCCACGGACCGGTACACGTCGATCTGTACAAGCTGCTGCCCACGCCGGGCAACGCTGCCGCAGCGGATGCCTTCGGCAAGAACATTTTTAGCGTCACCCGGCAGGTGCGCTACAGCAACGATTCCGGCAACGAACTGGACTTGGCGATCTTCATCAATGGCCTGCCGGTGCTGACCTTCGAGCTGAAGAACTCGCTGACCAAGCAGACCCTTGCCGACGCCATCGTCCAATACCAGACCACGCGCAGCCCGCAGGAGCTGCTGTTCCAGCTGGGTCGTTGCGTCGCGCACGTCGCGGTCGATGACGCGGAGGCCGCGTTCTGCACCGAGCTCAAGGGGAAGGCATCGTGGTTCCTGCCATTCAACCAGGGCTGGAACAGCGGTGCAGGCAATCCGCCCAACCCGGATGGTCTGAAGACCGATTACCTGTGGAAGCAGGTGCTGAACCGCGAGTCGCTGGCCAACATCATCGAGAGTTACGCGCAGGTGGTGGAGGAGGAAGAAGCAGACGCCAGCGGCAAGAAACGCAAGAAGCGCAAGCAGATCTTCCCGCGCTTCCATCAGTTGCGCACGGTGCGTGCCCTGCTGCGCCGTGCCCATACCGATGGGGTGGGCAAACGTTATCTGATCCAGCATTCGGCAGGCAGCGGCAAGAGCAACACCATTGCCTGGCTGGCGCACCAGTTGGTGGAATTGCGCCGCAAGGACGACCCGATGACGGCGCAGTTTGACTCCATCGTCGTCATCACTGACCGGCGCGCGCTGGACACGCAGATCGCCCGCACCATCAAGGGTTACGACCACGTCGCGGCAATTTTCGGCCACTCCGACAACGCGCAGGAGCTGCGCGAGTACCTGCGCCGGGGCAAGAAGATCATCGTCACCACGGTGCAGAAATTCCCGTTCATCCTCGATGAGCTGGGCGACCTCTCCGGCAAGAGCTTCGCGCTTTTGATCGACGAGGCGCATTCCAGCCAAGGCGGCAAGACCACGGCGCGGATGCACGAAGCCCTCGGCGGCAAGGTGGCCGAGGAGGAGTTCGAGGAGGACAGCACGCAGGATGCGGTGAACGCGGAAATCGAGAAGCGCATCGCCTCGCGCAAGCTGCTCGCCAACGCGAGCTACTTCGCCTTCACTGCCACGCCCAAGAACAAGACGCTGGAGTTGTTCGGTGAGAAGACTCTGGTCGGCGACAAGGTGCAGTTCCGCTCGCCCGAAGAACTGACCTACACCACCAAGCAGGCCATCCAGGAGAAGTTCATCCTCGACGTGGTGGAGAACTACACCCCCTACGACAGCTTCTACCAAGTGGCCAAGACGGTGGCGGACGACCCGGAATTCGACAAGGTGAAGGCGCTGAAGAAAATCCGCCACTACGTCGAATCGCACGACAAGGCCATCCGCCGCAAGGCCGAGATCATGGTCGATCACTTCATCGCACAGGTCGCGGGCAAGCAGAAGATCGGCGGCAAGGCGCGGGCGATGATCGTGTGCAACGGCATCGCGCGGGCCATCGACTACTGGCGCGAGGTGTCGGACTACCTCACGCAGATCAAGAGCCCGTACAAGGCCATCGTGGCGTACTCGGGCGACTTCGAGATCGGTGGCCAGAAAAAGACCGAGGCCGATCTGAACGGGTTTCCGAGCAAGGACATTCCGGCCAACCTCAAGCAAGACCCGTATCGCTTCCTGATCGTCGCCAACAAGTTCGTCACCGGCTTCGATGAGCCCTTGCTGCACACGATGTACGTGGACAAGCCGTTGGCGGGCGTGCTGGCAGTGCAGACCCTGTCACGCCTGAACCGCGCGCATCCGCAGAAGCACGACACCTTTGTGCTCGACTTCGCCGACAACGCCGAGGCGGTGAAGGCGGCGTTCCAGGACTACTACCGCGCGACCATCCAGACCGGCGAAACCGACGCCAACAAACTGCACGACCTGAAGGCCGAACTCGACGGGCAGCAGGTGTACAGCTGGCAACAGGTGGAAGACTTGGTGGCGCTGTACTTGAGCGGCGCAGACCGGGACAAACTCGACCCCATCCTCGATGCTTGCGTGGTCGAATACACCGACAAGCTCGGCGAGGACGATCAGGTCAAGTTCAAGGGGAAGGCGAAGGCCTTCGTGCGCAGTTACGGTTTCCTCGCCGCGATCCTGAGCTACGGCCACCCGACGTGGGAGAAGCTGTCGATCTTCCTGAACTTCCTCATTCCCAAATTGCCCGCGCCCAAGGAGGAAGACCTATCCAAGGGGGTGCTGGAGACTATCGACATGGACAGCTACCGTGTGGAGGCCAAAGCGGCGCTGAAGATGGCGATGGCCGACGCCGACGCCACGGTCGAGCCAGTACCGCCGGGCGGCGGTGGCGGCAAGGGCGAGGCAGACATCGACAAACTCTCCGCGATCATCAAGACCTTCAACGACCTATTCGGCAACATCGAGTGGAAGGACGAGGACAAGATCCGCAAGGTCATCGCCGAGGAGATCCCGGCGCGAGTGGCGCAGGACAAGGCTTACCAGAATGCGCAGGCGAACTCCGACAAGCAGAACGCCAAGTTGGAGCACGATAAGGCGCTCAACCGCGTGGTGCTGGAGCTGCTGTCCGACCACACCGAACTGTTCAAGCAGTTCAGCGACAACCCCAACTTCAAGCGCTGGCTGACGGACACCGTTTTCGATGCGACCTATCAGCAGGGGACGGTTCCGCCGAAGGCTCCGCCACAGGCTGGAGCGTCAGCATGAGAACGAATTGGTGCGGGAGTACGTGATGGCCGGTGCATCGCCACAGGATCAAGCCAAGATTTCTGCCCTTTGCAGAGAGGCCGAGCGACTGGAAGAAGACGCCCTGTATTCGAGCAAGGGGCATTTCAATGCCGAAGACACATGGGTTCGGCGCAACTACTGGCTCGGTGTGCCAGCGACCGCACTTGGTGCGATTGCAGGTGCCGCTCTGATTAAAAGCCAACCCGAGTGGGCCAGTGCCTTCACCTTGCTGGCTTCGCTGCTGACGGGGTTGATGACCTTTCTCAAGCCCAACGAGCGCGCTGCAATGCACCGGGCAGCTGCCGGACAGTTCTTGGCTCTTCGGAATGAAGCCCGTTTTTTTCGCGAGATCGAATTGCTTGAGACCGATCGGCTGGGAGAGCTTCCTGAGAGATTGAAGGCACTTTCCTCTGCACGAAATGAGCTGAACCAGAAGAGCCCGAGCATTCCACGGCGCGCATTTGTGGCCGCACGCAAAGGCATAGAAGAAGGCGAAGCCACCCACAAAGTGGACAAGGAGAAATGACAGGATGTCGGTATTGAGTTTTCTGACGGACACGGCCAGCAGTGCCGTGCTCTCCACAACTGAGCAGTCGTCGATCACGACTTCGATCATCACACTTCAATCGCGGATGGCGCTGCACTTTGACAGCGGCGTAATTGCGCAGCATTTCCGATTCGGCTCTTCAACGCGAGGCACGATCCTGCCGCGCTCAATGGACGAACAGTCCGATATTGATTACATGGTGGTCTTCAGCGATGGCAGCGCCACGCCGCAGACTTACCTGAATAGGTTGAAGACTTTTGTCGAAAAACGGTACGGCTCATCGGAAATCTATCAGTCCAGCCCGACCATTGTTCTCGAGTTGAACCACATCAAGTTCGATCTGGTGCCCGCGACAAAAACGTGGCTCGGCGAGCTTCAGATTCCCAACGGGTCAGGCGGTTGGATGACCACGAATCCGAACGACTTCAACGCCACTCTTGAAGCAAAGAACAAGGACAACAACTCTTTGATCAAGCCAACTATTCGTCTGATGAAATATTGGAATGCGGCCAGCGGATTTCCATTCGATTCATTTGCGATGGAGAAGTGGATTTGTGGTCAGGGCTTTTGGTTCCAGTCGAATCAAAAGGACTACCTGTTTTCGGTAATCGACAATCTGAGCACCGACTCGTCTTACTCGCAACGAGTCAATAATGAAATCACGCGTGCAAAAACTATTGTGGCCAAGGTCAGGCAATGCGAGAAAGACCAGATGCCGGTAACGGCTGAGAATGAGGTCAAGAAGTTGTTCAGGCTCTGAGGGGGTATTGAAATGGCATTAAATCTCGCAAAGGCCGTCATCGGCTACCTGAAGGAACGCCCCGAGGAAAAATTCACTGCTCGGCAAATTGCAGAATGGGTATTTGCCACCTATCCGGATGAGTGCCAGGAAAAGCGGGCCAACAGCCGTGGGGACTACATCAAGTCTGATGCGGATCTGGTGCAGCAGCTCGTCGCAGAAATCAGTTCGCAGCGCCCGCGCATGCAAACGAAGCACCCAGAGCTGAAAACGACAGAGGGACGGCCGCGCAAGTACTACTACTCGGAGCGCTCGGACAGCGCCGAAGTGGCGGCGGTGGAAAGCGAAGGTACGTCGGCGGCTGCAGATGCCAGTGCGTTAAAGATTGACGAACACGCGCTGTACCCATTGTTGTCGCAATACCTGTGGGAGGAGTTCGGCGTCTTCTCCAAACGCATCGACGAGAAGCGCTCGTCGAACAAGCGCGGCCCCAACGGCAACCGCTGGCTGTACCCGGACGTCGTCGGAATGGAGGATTTGGGCAAGGAGTGGCACCGGGAGGTGCGCGACTGTGTGACGCAGTATTCCGACAAGCGCACCAAGTTGTGGTCGTTCGAGGTCAAGTTGCTGATCAACCGTTCGAACGTGCGCGAGTGCTTTTTCCAGGCGGTGTCGAATTCGTCGTGGGCCAATTTCGGCTATCTGGTTGCGGCAGAACTTGGCGGTACTGACACGCTGAAGGAACTGCGGATGCTGTTCGCCGCCCACGGCATCGGCTTCATCAAGCTGGACGTGGACAACCCTGCCGACAGTCAGGTGCTGATTCCGGCGCGCGAGCGAGACGAGATCGATTGGGACATGGCCAATCGGTTGGCCACGGAGAACCGGGATTTTCTGGAATACGTGAAGCTGGTCAAGCAGTTCTACCAGACCGGCGAGGCGCGCCCGGCGGACTGGGATGTTCCCGAGACGGGGGACTGACGGTTTATTCCAGATGGCCGATCACGTCGAGGCGTTCATCGCCACGCTGAAACGCCCCGAACCAGCCATCGCGCGAGTCGGCGCGCGTGCGGCTCACCAGCAACGTGAACCCCTCGCAGCCGCGCCCCTTGGCGGTGGCGAAGTCGGTGGTGTCGAATTTGGCCTCGCGCACCAGCGTCGTGGCCACCGACTTCATGGCCGATTCGAACAGGTCGAGCAGATGTTCTTGCAGGCTGGCGTCGATGTTGCGCGAGGTCACGTCGTCAATGACGGCGTGCTTGAATCGGTTACTCATGGTCAATGCTCCGTGGTGGGTACGGATGTCATGAACGCGCTGTTCGGGCTGAAAGCCAAGCGCATTCGGGATGGAACGATCAGATGTTGCGAAGTCGTCAAGCGCTGACTACTTGGTGGTGGATGCCATCTCGCTGACCCAAGCCTGCAACGCCCTCAGTTGCTCGGCGTTTTCGTGGCAGGTTTGGTAGTTGGCGGCAAGGGTTCCGGCGACGGCAGAGAGCGCAATGCCTGCGGCGGCCGCATCAGCATCTCGGGCGGGCTCGGGCAGGTCACCTGCGGCGGCAGCGTCGTGCAGGCGCACAAAGCCACGGTTGATAGTGCAAGCAGCATCGGCTTGAACGGGCACATAGACGGGAACCTCCTTGATGATGGTGTCGCCCTTCTCGCGGACGACGCGGACGCGGTCGACGTACTGCGTAACGACCTTGACGGTGGCTTGCGCCTGCCGTTCGCGGACGGCGGCGGCTTGCAGGGCTTGTTGCTGGATGGCGGCATCCCATTGCGCTTGAACGTGGCTCGCACCCTTGATCCAGCCGAAGCCGACCAGGGCGACGCTGAGCGCCGCGAGGGTCAGCAGCCGGTACGGCCACGGAATCAAGTTCATGGCGCTTCTCCGACGCACTGGCGGTATTCGGACTGCCGACGCGTGGCCAGCCCGCCGCACAGGCGTACATTGGCAGGCAGCGCGCAGTCCTTGCCCTGGAAGAAGCGCCAGCGCAGCAGCTCGGAACAGGCTCCGGCGTAGTCCTCGGCGTTGAGTTTCCTCACCAGCGTGGATTGGCAGAACGCGCGGCTGCCGACGTTGTAGGAGAAACTCACCAGCGCGTCGTACTCGTGCTGGGCCAGCGGCACGGTCACGCACGTTTTCAATGCGCCCTCGAACTGCTGCACGTCGGTGAGCGCGCGGGCCAGCGCCTTCGGCGGCGTGGTGGTGTCGCCCAGCTTCACGTCCGTGGTGGTGCCGAAGCCGATGGTCGGCACATCACCCTTGACCGGGATCACTGCGCGGTCGGTGTAGCCCTCGTGCAGCACGATGCCGACCAGGGCGGCGGCAGACAGCGTCAGCGCGGTCACGGTGCGTCGTTGCGGTGGCCGGATCATCGGTGCATCTCCGGCTGCGCCACGATGCGGGCCACGGTCGCACCGATGCTGGCGGCGAAGGCCAGCAGCACGAATGCGCCACGCGGCAGCACATCCCCGAACAGCGGCACCACCACTTCCGCCGCCGTGAAGGCAGCGGCCAGCAGCGAAAAGCGAATGCTCCAGGCCCGTCGCATTACGCGCCGCCAGTCGTCCAAAAGGCAGATCTTCGGCTTGGCGGTCATTGCACGCCTCCCATCAACTTCAACTTGATGGCGGCCCCCACCAGCAGCGCGGCCAGAATGCCGGTGGTCACGACCTTGATGGTGGTCTGCCACGCCGTGCGGCGGGCATCGCGCCACGCTTCCAGCAAATCGCGCAGTTCGCGGATGTCCTTAGCGGCACTGCCGTTCTCCAGCCCGATATGGGCAAGGCAGCGCTCGGCTCCGCGTTCGGCGGCACGGTCGAGCAGTTCGTCGAAGTCCTCGCGTCGCAAGAGGAGCATGTTCTCGATGAGCGCAGGCTGTTGGTGTTCGGGTTCGGTCATTGCGGTCTCCAGAAATACGAAACCCGCCTCGTGGGCGGGTTCAGGGGTTGATCGGAAAGTTGGGTTTCAGATTTCGATGATTTCCAGCGTCAGGCTGGGCGCGACGCCTTCGATGACGTCGTCGCGCACGAACACCTTCTGGCCGATGGGGGCGCTGCCGCGTGCGCGGATCAAGCCGCCGCCAGGCAAGGCGACGGTCACGACGCCGGAGCCGACGCCCACCACCGTGCCCGCCTGCAATGGCGGATCAGGGATAAGTTGGCGGAACTGCTCGTAGAGGTTATGCATGGCTCTGCACTCCCAAGGTCTGCCAGACCTCCGGCATTCCTGCCTCGACTTGCGTCGAGCGCACGATGCCCAGCCTCGTCACGCTGCCGTCCTGGTACTCGACGAACGCACCCGGCTCGATGATCCCTGTCTCGGCCAGCACCGGCAGTCGCAGACTCACCTCGATCTGTTGCCCGGTATCGGCCAGAACCGAGATGCCCCGCTGGCGCGCTGCAGCGGCTTCGGTGATCAGCGCATCGACCACCATCGGGGCCAGCACATCCCCGGCAGTCCCAGCCCGGCTCACTTGCCCAAGCACACCGACATCCTGGCCGGACACGAACACGCGGTTGTAGCCGGGCTTCTCTACCCAGCGCAGCGACTCGCGGGCCACCGCATCGACGGGCAGCACGAAGTCTGGCGTGACGGTGTTCCACTCCCACGGCGCGACCGGATACCGGTGGCGCACGCGGATGCTCTGGTCAGACGGGTGCGGGATCAGGTACCCCCCGGCCGCACTGGCAATGGCGACCAGGGCTTCCATCCACGTGCCCTGCTGGGTGAATACCCCGGCAGGGACGTTCCAGTCCGTCAGGCCCCAATCGATGCTCCAGCCCAACGGGATGCCGTTGAGCGTAAGGGCATCGTCCATCAACTGCCGCGCCGTGCGCGCCTGCGGTTGCTGAAAGTTCATCACCGGCGCGTAGGGCGCGGCCAGCACTGCGTTACGCCCTCTTCCTGAGATGCGGATGCTCGCGTCGCCGAACACCCGTTCGCGGCTGATGCTCTCGGCCAGTACGCGGAACTGCGTGCCGTTGACGCTGGCCACCAGTTCGACCGGGCCACCGTTGCCGCCGGGGGCGACGAGGCTTGTAGCGGCGGCGGGCAGCAGCGCATCGAAGCCCCACGTCCAGGAGGCGGCGTCGAGCGACAGCGAGAGGTTGAACACCGGCACCGGCAATCCATCGGGAAGCCGGTGCAGCGTCACGTTGTTGATCACGAAATACACCCTCCGAACGGGAACGACCACCGGCTCCCCATCGGGAGGTGGCGGGTCGATGTGGTTTTCACAAACGAACAGCAAGTGGCTGTCCGCAGGGGCCAATGTCGCGAACAGCAGGTGGGTGCTCGGCGTGTAGCAAGGTTGTGGCGCGGGCGGCTCTGGGATCACCCAGAAGCTGATCCCAGGTGGTGGCGGCACGGCATCCTGATACCGGCCACGCCAACCCCACACGAAGGCACTCGCGCTCTGAAAATCACTCCCTTGGCGCTGGGTGAGCTGCCGCGCGGTTTGCCAAAGGCTCACCCGTCCCGCGCGCTTGGTGCGGTCGCCGTCTTGATGACGAAACCTCGTCGCATCGCGCAGGCGAGACGCGTTCTGAAACAAGCTCAGTCGAGCCAATTCGAGATACGTGCCATCCTGATGCGCGAACCACGTCAAGTCGTGGAAGGGCCGAGCCTGTTGCTGGCCCGTTCGATGCTGCGTAGGCAGCGAGGCCAAGACCGGGGGTAACCGATGATCGACGCCTTGAGGCGCGGCAATCGTGCGCCGCCAGAACGTCTTCCAGCCTGCGGGCGTTGCAGCCGCATCCTGCTGGCCCTGCTTCGCGCCGTCCTCCGTCTGCTTCGCCACCTGCCAGAGGTGCGAAGTCCGACCCACCGTGGGACGCTGCGTGTGCGACTCGTACCTGACCTCTCCGGTGAACACGATGCCGGGCAGGTTTGCGCCAGCACCAGCCTCCACATTCAAGGGCACGCTCGGGCGCAAGACCAGTGACTGCACCGTCAGGCCCGGGAGCTGGGCTAACAACTCGGCCCGTGCCGGTGGGATGAACTTGATCGTGACGACCGGCAGCGGCAGTGTGGCCCACAACGTCACATCGTCGCGCGGGGCGATGTAGTTGGCCCCGAACACCAAATTGGCGTCGGTGGCAGCGGGTTGATCGAAGAGCAGATCGACCAAGGGCGGACCGACGACTACGGTGACGGCGGGCGCGGGCAACGTGGCGACCAAGGTCACCTCGTTGGTCACGGCAGGCACGGCTTACCCCAGGATGGCCGACACCATCCGGGCGTCACCGCCCAGATAGAGGTTGGTGCTGGCCAGTTTCACATCGCCATCGCCGTCGGTACCGCTGCAATCCAGATCCAAAGCCGTGACTTCGTTGCCGTTGACCAGCCGCGCCCACGTGGCGATGCCGGTGCTGGTGATCAAGCCGTCCTCCTGTTGCGTCAGGGTGAGGAGTCCCCCCGCAATCGTGCCTGCGGGCTTGGTGAGCCTGATCTCGACCAGCATCGCGCTCGCGGGCGTCGTCGCCGGGGTGGCGGGACGCGTACCGCCGTAAATGCGCAGGCGCGCCGGGTTGGTGCCTGCGTCGAGGAAGGCCAAGGTGCCTGCCAGCCGCGCCTCGTTGTGTTCGACAGTGATGGCAACGGTCACGGCATCATCTCCGGGCGTAGGTTGTCCGCGATCACGGCGCGGTACATCTGCTTGTGGTCGTAGCTGACCACCGTGTATCGCTGCGCCGGGTCCAGTAGTTCGAATTGGTAGTTGCCTCCGGTGTCTGACCAGGTTTCGGCGACCAGGACGCGGGTGTTCTCGCTGATGAGCTGCACCCGCCGCGCCAGCGGTTGGTCGGGTTGTCCCTTCTCCTTGACCGTTCCGACGATGAATCCGTGGCCGCTGAAGTGGATGTTCTTGCGACCGTTCGGAATCGAATGGAATTGCCAGTCGTAGCCACCACCTCGGTTCCAGTGATTGCTCGACGGGCTGTTGAGGCGCGACAAGTCGACCTGGGCATTGACACCGATGTTGGCGGCGGGATTGGGCGGCACCGAGGTCGAGCCCCCGGCCAGGGGCAGGAGATCGTCGTCGGCGTTCACGCCCACCGTCGTCGGAAAAGCGGGCAAACCGGACGGGGTGTCTCCTGCGATAGCGTGGACGCGTGCCGTGGCTCCGTATAGAAAGACGCCAGGAATCAGCTTGCCCCGGTAGGCGGCATCGCCAACCTGGAACATCAGCACGCCATCCGCTTTGAACTGGATCAACCGCGCCCAGGGCACGCCGTTGGCATCCAAGGCACCGACGATGACCTCGCAGCGCAGGGTCGACCGCTGGCCGACGTTGAAGGTCGGAGCCACGTCGGCCAACCCAGCAATAGGTCTCGCCCCATCATTCACCCCACCTGTCACCCCGGCCCCGTCACCGAAACCACTGTTCCAGCGGGAAACGCTCCAACCGCCATCGAGATGGGCGAACCGGTAGCCCTCGGAACCATTGCCGGTCGTCATCCACAGCCCGATGTGCTTGCGGGCGCTTGGGTCGGTCAGCAACTCGATGTCGGCTTCGAACCAGAAATCGCCGTGGGCGGCTTCATTGAAGCGCAGGATGGACTGGCTGTTGGGAGCCGAGATGTCGATGGATTGCTGCGCACTGTTGTGCGTCGCGGACATTCCGCCAAGGACTGCGGTGTAGCCAGTGGCAGGCGCAGTGGCGAAGGACTCGCTCAGCGGGTAGCTCATGGCTTACCTCCACGGCCCGGTGATGTCGAACGCGATCTGCGCGCCTTCGGTTTCCGAGCTGTACTGCGTCCTGACCAACAGGAACCTTCTGCCTTCCTGGCCGACGACGTTGTCGACGATGGTCTGGTCGCTGTACGGACGATCCTGGGGCATCCACAGCATTCCAGGCAGGATGCCGCGCATGTGGCCATCCTCCTGCCGCACGTAGGTGGGCAGCAGCCACAAGCTGTAGTCGGCTCCGTTCGGGAACGGCGTCGGGCCCCGGCCACAGATCTGCTGGCCGTTGTTCGTGTTCAGGGACGTGAGCCCAAACCGCACCGGGTTGCCGAGTTGGGTGTGGTTGCGCAGCAGCACCTTGCCCGTGAAGTCCAGGGACGAAACCAGCCCGTAGCCGCTGAACTGGCCGGGATAGCTCCAGTAGTTGCTCATCCCCGAGTAGTTGTCATCGGCAGCCAGCACCGTGGCGTAGTTGTCACCCGGCTTGAAGCTGATGAGGTCGCCAAAGCAGTAGCTGTTGCGGCCATACCAGCCGTAGCCCGCTGCGTTGGTGCAGAACAGGAAGAACAGGCGGTCGTCACCGATCAGCACCCAGTTGCGCCCACCGCCGCCGCTGTCGCCATTGCTCTCGTACTGGGGGCCGCGCGCGTGGAACCACTTGTACCAACCCCACTGGCTGGCGGTGACCTGTTTCCAGTTCTGCGTCGGGTTGTTCGGGTCATAGGGAGCCTGCGCGCCGACGATGGTGTCGATGTCCGACAGGTCTTCGACGATGCCGACGTTGGCCCACTTGGCCCAGCCCGTCGTGTAGTTGGGCGTCTTGAGGCTGTTGTCGATCAGCAGAATGTTTTGCGGGGACTGCGGGTTCTTGCTGCGGTAGGCGGCCTTGTGAGTCGACGAGAACGGCTTCTCCCACCCCAGCGGGGCGACCTTGGCCGAGAGACTCGTCGCCGTCGTGGCGGGTGAGACGGGCGTGCCGGTCACCGCATAGGTGAACGTGGTCATCGTCGCCGTCAGCACACGGAACTGTCCGTTGTACTCAGTCTGCTCAGCGCCAGCGATCTCGACCACTTGAAATGGCCGATAGGCGTGGCCCGAGGAAATGGTCGCCGTGGCGATGCCGTCGGCGAAGGTCAACGTGTCGATGGCCTTCAGGGCGAAGCCGTTGATCAGGCACGCATCGAGCATCGTCACCAGATCGCCCCAGTTGTTGGCGATCTGGGGCGCGCCGGTCATGCCGCTGGTGAAGTATTTGACGCTCAGGTCGGTCATAGGAATTCCTGCGAGAAGGGTTCAAAGATCAGGGGGCACCCACACCATCAGGGCGTGTCTACGTCGCCGCGAATCAGCAACGTGAAGTGGTCGTCGGGCACGGATTCGGGCCCCTGCTGGACGGTGCGCACCACCCACACCGGGAACTGGCTGCCGATGGTGTTGAAGCGCAGCACGTTGCCGGTGGCCCAGCCGTTGCCCCAGCCAAGCGCGGGCAGACGGAAGTACGGCACGCCGGTCGCCGGGTTGTTGGGGGCGCAGTCGGCGCTGGTGTTGCCGGTGGCGATCACGCCGACGTTCTCGCCGATGACCTCGAACGAGGTGCTGTTGGTCATCCGCACCACCCAGCGCTCGGTGAGCGCCCCGCGATTGGTGACCGTGATCGGGTACTGGGTGTGGTTGAAGGTGGCGGTGGCAGCGCTGCCAACGAGTTCATCCGACCAGCTGCCGTTCCAGGTGCTCTGATCGAACACGAGGTTCACGCGGGCGAACAGGTCACCGGCCACCAGCGCACTGGAGACGAAACTGCCGGAGACCGGATCGCCGGGACTAGCCAGCGGATAGGCGTGCGTCAGCGGGCGCGTGAAGCTGATCTCGCCGTTGATCTGTACGTCGCGCACCACGGCCATGTCCTCGATGCGGTGCTCGATGGTCACGGGCTGGCTGTAGCCGGTCACGTCGGTGAAGGTGACCGTGCCTGCTTCCAGATCGGTGACGTAGCCGGTGTGGATCACCACGCCGTCGTTGCCAACCACGCGCACGCGCGACAGACGCACGCGGGCACAGTCGATGGTCTGGCCGTTGCTTACCGACGCGGTGATGCGCCCGGTGTGGCCGACGACGGCGAAGCCGCCCGGACGGAAGATCGGCACTCGCCCGTCGCTGGGCAGGCGCACCGGGTCGATACCCAGCAGCGCCGCGTCCAGGGGCAGATAGCTGTAGGCCACGGCGCTGTAGCGCAGGCTGGATGCCGCCACTGGCTCGGGCCGGAAGATCTTGGCATCCGGTCGCACGTTCTCGGCGTCGAACCACGGCTCGCTCTCGTTGCCCGCCGCCGTGACCACGGTGCCAAAGCGCACGCGCACGAGGCCGGTGTCGTAGTCGACATTGCCGCTAACGCCGGACGCGCTGATCGCGCCGTCGATGCCTGCCGTCACGGTCTGCGTGCCACCCACGGCACGGGCGAACTGGATGGACAGCGATCCCGGGCGCAGCGGCGCGGCACCGGTGCGGAACACGTACTCGCTGGAGATGTTCTCGCCGACCGTGGTCACGCAGCTGGCGCGCGTGATGCTGTTGGTCGCGCCCGCCGACCACGATATGAGGGTCACCGCGCCCGAGAGATAGTTGATGCTGCCGCGCGTGACCCAGCCGCTGGGCGTGAATTCACGGAGCGTTCCCTGACCGTTGTCGCCCCAGGGCTGGCTGCCCGCAATGGCCAGCAATACCGTTCCGGTCACCACCTGCGCGTTGACGCCGGGCACCAGCCGAAACGACGGGCTGAACGCGAACGTCTCGCTGTGGTTGCTGGTCGAGCCCGCGCTGTTGTAGCGCAGCTTGACGTAGCCGGACTCGTCGTTCGGGTACATCGACGGCGCGTCCACGTAGCTGATGCCGCCGTAGTTGAGGCGGAACATCTGGCCCACGCCCGATGCCCAGCCAAGGCGCTGCGCCCCGTAGACAGGACTTGGAATCTTTACAGTGACGTCGGGCTGGAACTGCACCGCCCCGGTGGCGTAGTTGACGCTACCGATGACTTGACCTGCGCGCAGCACATTGCCCGCACCATCGTCGCGGGCGTATTGCGTGGGATCGACCCCGTTCCACAGGCCTAGCCCCATCGCCTGAATCTGCTGCAGCGTGTAGACCCCGAGTACGGCGGTGTCCGTCAGGGTGTTCCACTCGATCTCCAATGAACCCGGCTCGATGGAGCCAAGGGTTGCAGTCACGGGCACCTTGCCCTGGCCGTCCCGCGAGGGGTGCGCGAAGCTGTCTTCCTGCTTGGGGCCCGCAACGTAGTCCACCGTCAGCAGCGCGCCGACCGGCGGCAAGACGTTCGGTGCGAAGCTCAAGAGGTTCTGCGCGACGTTCAGGTTGCCGGTGGCGGCCCCACTGAGCGTGCCGGAGGTGGCGGCGGACGCCGTGCGCGTGCCGGTGCCGCTCTCGTGCGGCCAGGTGATGGTGAGCGTCCCCGGCTGAACGCTTTTGCCTTCGGGCGGGGCAAGCTGCAAGGCCTGCGACGCCTTCAGGGCGGCGGTTGGCTGCTGCGTTTCCTGGGTCGGCACGTTCCACGTCAGGATCAGCGATGAGCCCACGTCGGGCAGTGCCCCCAAGGTCACGACGAATGCCCCGGTGTTCTTGTTGAAAGTACCCGCGCCGTAGCTGGCATCCAGCCCTTTGAGGGAGCCATTGCCGCCATCCGAAAGCACGTACCAACGGCCCTGCGCCATGTAGCTGATGGCAAGCGTGGCGGGTTGCGGCACCGGGTTCACGGAGCCGACGTAGGACTGGCTGCGCGATTCCGGCGTGACCGCGATCTCCGCGCTTTGCGGCGCGCGCTGCAGTTGTGCAGCAGGTGTGTAGGTGATGGCCTTGCTGTTGGACATCGAGCCGGAGTTCAGGCTCAGAATGCCGTTGGCGTAATCGATGGTGCCCAGCGTGCCGCTGGCGGTCTTGAGCAGGCCCGCGTCGTCGAAGATCGTGACGCCGTCGGTGACGATGGACAGCGATCCGGGCAGGCAGCCGCCCGGCAGGTTGAATTTGATGCTGGTGTTCCAGGCATGGCTGGCCGTGTAGCTCACGGGTGCAGCGCCCGGTACCGGCAAACCTGCTGCGGCGTAGGGGGGCACGAAGGAGATCGGCGTCTCGGTCTGGGCGCTGGGCACGAGCTGCGTGTAGATGGACGCGCCCTTGATGGTGAAGTCGCCCACATTGGCAGCCTGCGTCAGCGGCACGACACCGACGTAGGTGCCCGCGTCGGCCACCACCGTGTCGCGAGTTTTCGTGCTGTTGGTTGCCCGCGTGAACGTTCGGCTGGCGGGCGAGCCCGTGAAGTCGAAGCGCAGCGCGTCGCTGATGGCGACGGTGACGACCGCCGCCTTGTAGTCCTGGTCGGTGTTGTAGGTGAAGCTGCGCTCGACCACCGACACGGCGGTGGCGCGGATGTACTGCTCCTTCTGCGTGGGCAGACCTTCGTTCTCGATCAGGACGAGGGTCTGGCCGACGTTGGGCACGGCATCGCTGAGGCGCTGGAAGAGCTGGATCACCCGCTGGCCCGCAATGTGGTTCTCGAACAGGTAGCCCGCCCACTCCGGCCCTTTGTTGAGGTAGGCCTCGATGCGGGTCTGCGCCTGCTCACGGGTGTCGAAGGTCTTGCGGGTGGAAAACAGCGTGACGCTGACGCGCTCGTCCTGCGGCGGCTCGGCCACGATGACGTTGGCCCCGAAGTAGGTGTCGGTGTCATCCGTGGCCACTTGCACGAAGCTCTTGCGCAAGTTGACACGGCCTCCGGCGCGATCCAGCTCGGAGATGTCGGGGAAGATGGCGTTCGATACGCCATCGGCAATCACGAGGCCCGTGGGCGCGCCGCCGCCTTCGGGCACGTCCGCCATCACGGCGGACTTGAGCAGCTTCACGTCGCCAGATTGAATCGGCATCAGGCAATCTCCAGGAATCGAAGGGTCAGGCGGTAGAAGTCGTTGCCGGATCGCGCCGGGATGCCCAGCACAGGTTCGGCCTCGATGGCGGTTTCCGCGTGGCGGAAGGCGACCGTGAAGACACGGCCATCAGCGAAAGTGAGTTCGAAGCGGCCTGTGCTGCCGCCCACCGGAATCGCCGCCCACGCGCGCAACTGCTCGACGGCGGCACGCGTCACCCAGGCCATATCGGGTGCTCCCACTAGGGTGATCGGCCGACCTGCCTGCCGGGTGGCCGACTGGATCAGCAAGGCACCGGTGATCAGGTAGGACGCATTGGCGACCGCAGGCGACCACGCGTGCTCGTCGCTCCAGAGCAAGTCGTCCGGCAATGGCAGAGCCACCCCGGTGTCGAGGTTCTTCAGTTGCATCGGGAAACCCTCAGGCAGAGAAACAGGAGCGCACGGTCAGGCCGTGCGGGCGCGGGCGGCGTCCAGCAGTTGCAGCAGTCGCGCTTCGTCGCGCGCATCGACGGTGGCGTTGACCTTCTGTTGCCCCGAGGACAGTTCCACGCGCACGGTGCGGGTGGGCGTGCTTTCGGACAACGAGGGACGTGGCAGGCTGCGGCTTGCGGGCTGCACCAGACCGCCCGAGGCAAAGCCCTGGATGCCCGCCAGCGCACGCCCGGCCAGTGCCTGCGCCGGAGCGCTCAGATTGTTGATGGCTTCGAAGAAGCCCGCGCCGTAGCGGGCGACTGCCTGCCGGTTCACGACGAACTCGCCCGGGGTGAGCATCGCCGGGACGGTGTCGGATTTCGCCAAGCCACCGCGCCGGTAAAACTCGCCCTGGTTTTGCTCCATGTAGTCGATCAGCTCGCGCTCCAGGTCTTTACCCCAGAGCAGCGGCTGGGCCATCGCCTGCCGCCACGTCTGCTTGATGCGTTCGAGGTTCTGGCGCTCGTTGCCGGTCAGCGTCTTGCGGCCGATGAAGTCTTCCAGCGTGCGGCGATCCTGCTGCGCCTGCTTGCCGTAGTTGTCCATCGTCTTGCTGCGCATATCCAGACTGACCGATGCGCCGTAGTTCCACTGCAGCCAGCTCGTGTACTCGTTCATCCCCTGCAGGCCCAGGTCGATCATCTTGAGCGCCTCGAACGCTTCGCGGTTCTTCTTGGGCCTGCTCGGCTTGTCGTTGGGATCGGAGCCTGTGGAGCCGGTACCGCCCAACGAGGCAACGCGCCCACCGACCGCGAAGTGGGCGACGCCATTGGCCAGACGCGAGAGCGCGCCGCTGCCGTACTTCTGCACCGCCGCCTTGCGGATCACGAAGGCCCCGGCATCCAGGGTGCGCGGCACGGTGTCGTGGTGGCCGGAGCCGGGCACCGAGCCACCGCTCATCCGGGGAAAGGCCGGAGCCACCGCACCGCCGTCGGCAAACCGCCGCACGCCACCCACCAGACCGCCAGTGGCATTGGTTTCCACCTTGGTCACGTAGATGGTGTGGGTGCTGGAAGTGTTGCGCCCGTTGAGGCTGTCGATTTCCGCGCGTACCGCACCGACGTTGCTGGCCACCTGATGCTGCGACTCGGTCTGGATGCGATCCAGCGCCTTGATCATCCCCTCGACATTGGTGATAGCCGCCTGCGCCTTCTCGGTCGCCACCTTCAGCTCGAACTGCGCGTTTTGGTCGGCGTAGGTCTTGAGCTTATCCAGTGCCTCCTTAGCCTTGGACACATCGGCATCGACCGGCAGCGTCTTGCCTTCCTTGAGCAACTGCTCGTATTCCTTGAGCTTCTTCTCCGCTTCCTGCAGATCAGCCTGGATCTGGAGCAGGTATTCCTTTTCGGCCAGCGCCTTGTCCAGATCAGCGATGGCCTTGTCGAAGCGCGTGGTGTCGGCGTCGAGCGTGACCTTCAGCCCGTCCTTGAGCTTGGCCGTGATGTCGTCGATCTGGCGCGTGGTCTCGGTCAGCGTCCGCTGAATCTCATCGCGTGCGGTGATCGCCGAGCGTGCCGCCGTCTGGTGGGCCTTCGCTTCGGCGTCCAGCGTCTGGTTGAGGATTTCCTCGGACTGGCGGATGCGGTCGATGGCCTCACGCACGCCCTGTTTGCCCTGCGCGGCCTGCGCATCGGCGTCCTTGGCCTTCTGCGCCAGTTCGGCGCGCAGCTGATCGGCCTGCCGCATCAAATCGGTGGCCTGCTGGTACTCCTGTCTGCGGTAGGCCTCGCGAGACTGCGCTTCGAGCTGCGTGACCTGCGACACCGCCTGCTCGGACTGCTTGCGCGCTTCCTCGCCGCGCTTGGCCTCGTTGGTCTGGCTGGTGGCCACCTGCGCGGCCATGTCCATCGCCTTCTGCGCAAGCTGGCGGGCAAGCTCCAATTCACCGTTGGCCAGCGCCCGGCGCGCCTGCTCCTGCATCTCGGCAATCTGGCGCTTACGATCCTCAGTCGCCTCATACTCCGTCATGCCCTGGCGGCGGATGTCGCGGATGCGCTCCTCCGTGGACATCGACAACTGGCGCTTGGCTTCCTCGATGCGCTGCACTTCCGCGAGATGCCGGTTGGCTTCGGCGTTGAGCGCGTCGATGTGCTGGCGGTACTCGGAGAGCGCCTGCGTCAGCGTCTGGCGCTTGGTGGCGAGGATGTCGTTCTCGACCCGCTGCACGTTGGCGCGGCGCTCCTCCTCGGTCTGGCCTTGCCGGGCGGCGGCGTCCTTGCGCGCCTGCGTTTCCTGATCGATCAGGCCGAGCGTCTCGGTCGTGGCCTGACGGCGCAGGGTCGCCTGCTGCGTCAGCGCCTCGGTGAGCAGCTGCGTGGACTTGGTGATCCTGGCGGTTTCGGATTGCTGGGTGCGATCCAGTTCCGCCTTCTCCTGGTCGTAGCGGTTCTTCACCGCCTGCACCTGCTGGGCGAGGCTGGCCTCGACGATGGACGTCAGCCCCTTGTAGGCCTCGGCCATCTTGGCGGTGGCATCGTTGACCACGCCTTGGGCCTTGCCGACGGCCTGTTCGACCTCGCCCAGCCGGGACTTGAGCTTCTCCAGCGCGGCGTGCACGGCCTCAATGCCGCGTCCGACCGCTTCCTGCGTGCCCTGGCGCACGGCTTCGAGCCGCTTGGCGATCTCCTCGGCAGCGGTCGCGGCGGTGTTCATCGCCCCCTTGGCGGCGTTCGCGCCTTCGGTGGCGTCCGCGTACATCTCGGCGAAGATGCGATTCATCTCCGCGAGCCGCTGCTCGTGGCGCTTGGTGGCTTCGGCGATGGTGTCGGATGTGAAGATGGCGGCGAACACCTCCCACTGGAAGCGCAGGTGCTCGATGCCCTTCATCAGCACCTCGACCATGAAGATGCCCGCCTTGCGGACGATCTCGAACTTCTCTGACAGCCACGTCCCAATCTCCCAGCCGATGATGGCCGCGCCCAGCACGCCGAAGGCCACGCGCAGCTTGCCGACCGTGGCGATGGCGTTCGACAACGACAGGTTGGCCGTTGCCCACGCGGCCGCCGTGGTGCTGGCCGCCGTCACCGCCGCCGCACCTGCCGTCTGCCACGCGATGATCAGC